CGCTCAAGCTCTCCGAAGCACTACAGGCGCAACTCGATACGCTGCTGGCCTCTCTCAGCGAGATGCTGCGTCTATCGGACAGCATCCTGGCGTCACGTGACCTATCAGTTAGCGGCATCGACGAGACGCTCAAGCTGACGGATGCAGTCTTCGAGACGCTCGATCCACTACAGGCGTCGCCAAGTGAGACGCTCAAGCTGACAGATACCGTCTTCACCACGCTTGACCCGCTTCAGACGACGCCAAGCGAGATCGTTCACGTCACCGATACGGTCACGCCTGCACTTGAACTGTCCACGTCGCTTCAAGAGACGCTCAAGCTTTCCGAGAGCGCCTCGGGTATTACGGATCTCCTTGCGACGCTGAGCGAACTGGTTCACGTCTCAGATGCAGTTACGGCGAAGCGTTACGGCGATGCGACTCCGAGTGCGGAAACGGTTCGGATTGCAGATACCGTCACCGCGTCGATGGGCGAGCTTGCCCTGCCTCAAGGTGAGCAGCTCAAGCTCTCGGAAGAGCTGATCGTTGTGATGGGGACGGGCGTCTTCCAGGTAGAGACGCTCAGGCTCACGGACACGATTGCCGCTTCCATCGATCCTGAATTCGGCACGGTATCTGAACAGCTGAAGCTCTCTGACAGCGTGAACGTCGCGCTAGAACTGTCAGCGTCCCTCACGGAAGCGCTTCGGCTCTCTGAGGCGCCAAGTGAGACGCTCAATCCAGAGCAGGTCAGCCTTTCAGAGACGCTCAGGATAACTGACACCGTCACAGCGGGCCTGGGTGACATCGCCTCGTCACCGACAGAGCAGCTGAAGCTCAGCGACGCGCTGACCGTCAGTGTTGACCTTTCGGCGAGTACGTCCGAGACGCTGCGGATCGCCGATGCCATATCTGCTTCGCGTGATCTTGATGTTGCGCTTGATGAGGTCTTACACGTCGCGGATACGCTGGATATCATCGAAGACCCAATCGTCATCGAACTTGCAGAAACCCTTCACCTTGACGATCAGGTCGCGGCTGCACTCGATCTTTCAGCCGCGCTGCAAGAGAGTCTCAGAATTCATGATACGGCGTCGGGACTCGTCTTTGTCCCACAGATCGTCCGCATCCATGTCGTCGGCAACTATCGCCCGACGGTCGATGTGGTTGGCAATGTGCGCAAGACGGTGAGCGTGGTCGGTAATGTGCGCAAGACGGTCTCAGTAACCGGAAGCTGGAGTGATGCCTGATGGCCATTGATGGAGCACTTGACGGCCTGTTTATCGGTGGTGACAGTGAGGTCGTCTATACGGATAGCGACCCCGTCCCGCCAGACATGGCCGCGTGGAACATCGTTCTCGATATCAGAAAGAAGGACACGTCGAATTCTCCTGCGCTCTTGTCGAAGATCGGCGTGGTAAGCGGCGTGTATGCCAACACGCAGGCGGCGAATCAGCAGAAGGTAACATTCACACTGACGGCGGCAGAGTTAGGATCGACGATCTTCAAGGGTGACGATCCACGGATGCGATATTCGATCAAGAGGACGAACGCGGGTGCCGAGCAGCCGTTGCGCTACGGTGACTGTACCATCATTCGTGTGACGCAGATCGAGGGAGAGTGACATGCCGTTAGTCATCGATGCAACTGTTGGGGGAGTCGCTTCAAACAGCTACGAGACGCTGGCAGAAGCGCAGGCGTATTACGAGTCGCGCCTGCCGCTATCCGGGTGGGAAGACGCGGACAGCCAGGACGTGCTGCTGGTCATGGCCACGCGGCTGCTCGAGAACTTCGCGAACTCGCTGAAGGTCCTCGTGCCGGCACAGAACGGCATCGCGGCCTACTACCTCATCGAGCGTCGATGGACCGGGATGCCTGCTACCGCGACGCAGAAGCTCTCGTGGCCGCGCATCGGGATGTACGACGTTAACGGGAACCCGATTCCAGAGACCGTCATCCCTCAGGAGCTGAAGGATGCCGAGTCCGAGTTCGCCGGGCAGCTTGGCATAGCAGACCGCACGCTGGACAACGACGTGATCGTGCAGGGACTGACATCCGTCAAGGCGGGCAGCGTGGCGCTGACGTTCAAGAATCAATTTCAGCCACAGGTCGTGCCTGACGCGGTGCTGAACCTGTTGCTGCCAGGGTGGCTGACCGACGTGGTCGTCGAACCGGCCGTGCCCGCGCTGTTCGACGTCGTATCTGGTCCACGTCATCATGGAGGCTGGTGGTGAGCATCCTTGATGCGCTGCGCGCAGGCGTGAAGGTCGCAGACAAGGTGACGAAGCCTCTGCAGCCGTCGGTCTCCTTCGAGCGCTACCTGAGCGAGGATGGATTCGGTACGCGCACCTATGCATCTGCCGTTCCGCTGAAGGCGATCGTCGAGCATAAGCAGCGAAACGTGAGCACGATGACAGGTGAGCTGGCCGTCAGCCGCGCGTATGTCATGTTCCTGGACATCGCCGCGTTGGTGATCGCGACGGCAGGGGACGGCGTGGACGTGAATGATAAGATCACGCTGCCGAATGGCGTGACAGGGCCGATCTTGAACTTCGACGGCTTCGTGGATGCCGGAACTGGACAACCACTTGCGACGGAGATATACCTCGGATGACCTTCATCGATTCCCGTCATAAGCTCTTCGGCCATCTCGACCGCCTCGTCGGCTGGCAGCACGGAGAGCATCCAGCACCGGTGACGGTCGAGTGGGACCTCTCGAACCGCTGCGCGCTCGGGTGCATGGACTGTCACTTCGCGCACACGCACACACGCGGACCGTGGGCGAGCAAGCCGCGCACCTTACCGATGGCATACGACTCAGGTGGTGACCTGGCTGACATCGACGTCGTGCGACGCGGTCTGGACCAGATGGCGCGCATCGGTGTCAAGGGTATCGTGTGGAGCGGAGGTGGAGAGCCGACGACGCATCCGCGATGGCAGGACGTCATCGACTACGCCTCGTCGCTCGGTCTGCAGCAAGGCATGTATACGTTCGGCGGACTGTTTGATGAGAAGTCGGCGACACACCTCGCGAGGCATGCTGAATGGGTCGTCGTCTCGCTTGACGCACCTGACGAGCATACCTACGCGCACGAGAAGGGCGTGCAGTCGTCACGGTTCTTTGCCGCCTGCGACGGTATCGGGTGGTTGGCGCAGGTGAAGAAGGCGACCGTCGGCGTCTCGTTCCTCTTGCATGCGGACAACTGGACGCGTGCTGGTGAGATGCTGTCGCTGGCACGAGCGCTTGGTGCGACCTACATCACCTTCCGCCCAGCCGTTCGTACAACGCCGGATGCACCATCAACGTGTACTGACGACCGCTCGTGGATCACCGCCGCGCTGCCGAACCTGAAGGACTACGAGAGCGAGCCCGATGTCGAGTGTGACGTCGATCGGTTCCTGCAGTATCGAGATTGGACGACGCGGTCCTATTCGACGTGCCACGGCGTGAAGTTGACGACGACGATCACACCCGACGGTCGTCTATGGATGTGTCCGCAGCACCGTGGCGTGCCTGGAAGCTGTCTTGGCGACCTCAAGACCGAGTCGTTCAAGGACATCTGGTATAGGCATGGTGGTACCTATACACAGTTTGACAACTGCCGCGTCATGTGCCGCTTGCATCTGATGAACGAGACGCTTGCACAAGTCTACGCGCAGCACGAGCATGGAGCATTTCTGTGATCAACGTCTGTATCACCGTGTTCAACCGTTACGACCTGCTTGCCCGTCTCTTCGCGTCGCTTGGTGCTAGCACGGTGCAGCCTGACGAGGTCTACGTCATCGATCGCGGAAATGATCCCGTCCGACTGAAGCATGCCGCCAACGGACGCCCGTTCATCACGGTGCCGCTCGAAGGGCAGAGCCTCCCGGCAGCGTGGAATTGGTTCATGTCGAACGTCGAGGAGGAGCGCGTCATCGTAAGCGATGACATCGAGTTCTTCCCTGAGACGTTGGAAACCTTCTTGAAGACGCCAGGTGACCTTGTCGGACTGGAGGATGGCAAGTCGAGTCACTTTGCCTGCTTCGCGCCGCGCAACAGCTGTATCAAGAAGGTCGGGTTCTTCGACGAGTCGCTGTCACCCGACTACATGTATTTTGAGGATAGCGACTATGGCCGACGCATGCTCCTGTTAGGCATACCGATCGTCGGCATCTCGTGCATGCATCACGGCTTGGCGCAGTCGTGGGAGAAGAAGACGGAAGCGCAACGCAGCGATCACCATCGGCGGTTCATGATCGCGCAGGACAACTATATCAAGAAGTGGGGCGGCATCCCTGGGAAAGAGAAGAAGCATGCAGATCGGTAACCTCTATCATCATCGCGTACTTGGAATGCTGGCGACGCGGACGCAGAGCTACCTGGAGATCGGCGTACAGGAGGGTGATTCGCTAGCAGCTGTCGTCGCGGCGAACAGGGAGATCGACGTCACACTCTGCGATCCATGGGATGCTAATCACGGCGGCACGAACCGTGGCTCACACCACCACATTCAGGAGCGCTTGAACACGCTCGCGCATCGGGGTAAGCGCTGCTACCTCGACGGGTTCTCGTCTGTGGAGATCCCGAAGATCGACTGTCAGCACTTTGACCTCATTCACGTTGACGGCGATCACTCCTATGAGGGCTGTAAGAATGACCTCAAGATGTGCTGGCCGATGACGTTACGCTACCTCGTGGTTCACGACGTGTTCTTCCAGGAAGTACGTGACGCGGCGTTTCAGTTTCTCGAGTGGCACCACGCGGAGTTCGGTGAGGTATCATTCTCTGCATCAGACCACGGGACTCTGGTGATCGAGAGGGAGCGATGAAAAAGCTCCTCTGGGTCGGCGATGCCTGCGTGAGCTCGGGGTTCGCCCGAGCGACGCATAACATCCTCGACACGTTGCGCTACGTCTTCGACGTCCAGGTGCTCGGACTGTGTTACAGCGGTGACCCGCACGACTATCCATACAAGATCTATCCCGCGTATAGCGGCGGGGACGCGTTCGGCGTCGGACGCGTCAAGGATATCGCGGAGTCGTTCAAGCCGGATGTCATCGTCATCCAGCAGGACCCGTGGAACTTTCCACCATACCTCGAGCAGCTCAAGGGGATCGACGCGCCTATCGTCGGACATGTGGCCGTTGACGGTAAGAACTGCGCCGGAGAGAAGTTGCAGGGGCTGGCGGCCTGCGTCTTCTGGACGATGTTCGGGGAGGCGGAAGCGAAGGTTGGAGGCTATGTCGGGCCGACAGAAGTCATCCCGCTGGGCGTCGATCGTAACATCTACAAGCCTCTGGACAAGATAGAGCTGAAGGCGAATATCATAGGCCCCGTCCTGGCCGTGCAGCATCTCCCTGCCGACTCATTCGTCGTGGGCGTGGTCGGGCGTAATCAGGAACGCAAGCGCCTCGACCTGACGATCCGGTACTTCGCCGAGTGGGTGCGGTCGCACAAGGTTGAAGATGCCTGCCTGTGGTGCCACGTTGCGCCGACCGGCGATCAGGCGTATGACATGCACCAGCTCGTGAAGTATTACGGGATGGGCGGTCGCGTGTTCGCGCCTTCTATCAATCCGGTCTACGGGCTGCCTGAAGCGTCGATGGCAAAGGTGATCAACCTGTTCGACGTGTTCTTCTCGACCACGCAGGGTGAGGGATTCGGTCTGCCGGCACTCGAGGCGATGGCGTGCGGCGTGCCGCCACTCCTGCCAGACTGGTCGGCGTATGGCGACTGGGCGCGTCGAGGCGCGACGCTCGTGCCCTGCTCCTCGACCGCCGTGACGCCGCACATCGGCGGCGCGGTACTCGGCGGCATCATGGACGAGGAGAAGGCCATCGAGAAGCTGCACTGCCTCTATGCCGAGAACGGTCTGCGTGCGCGGCTGTCACGCCAGGCGCTGGACCTTGCCTCGCAGCCCGAGTTCCAGTGGCCGGTCATCGGGGATGCCTGGCTGAAAGTGCTCTCAGATGTGCTCCAGAACTGGCCAGGATTGGCTGTGGAAGCTGAAAAGGACGCGGCCGTGGCTAACCCCTTCCAGAGCCAGGCTGTGGCAGAGGTGGCATCATGAAAGGTGCCAGCGAGATGATCGCGAAGGTGAGACTTGTCGCGAAGGCGCAGCCCAACCGCGTAGGCGCGGCACTCTACCTTGAAGGGCAGATCGAGATGACCGAGTCGAAGCGGCGCTGCCCCGTGTCGCCGACCGCCGCGCAGTTCAAGGCGATGGGCCGGACGATGCCGAAGGGCCTGGTGCCTGGCACGCTGCGGGCGAGCGGACAGGTGGCCGAGCCGGAATATCAGGGCAACAACATCTCCGTCACGCTATCTTACGGCGGCGCGGCGATCGACTATGCTATCGTGCAGCACGAGCGTCTCGACTATCACCACACGACGGGCCAGGCAAAATACCTCGAGAGTGTGATCAACGAGTCGCGGCCGTTCATGGCCGCGCGCCTTGCTGCGCGGCTGCAGTTAAAGGAAGGCTGATGTTCATCTGGATTCTTTGCAGCCGTTGTCGCTGCTGGTTCTCGCGGATTGACCCGGCGATCGAAGTTAAGAATGCCGCTTACTGCCTGGAGTGTCAGTGATGCCCTTCCTCGATGAGATCGCCGCGAAACTCGTGACGGCCAGCGTCGGCACGATCGGCTCGAACATCTTCCTCGGGTCGAAGGCGATCATCCCGGTAGGCAACGGGCCATACCTCTCGCTGGTCGAGACGGGCGGTAGCGCGCCGACGCGGATTCAGAATGTCGCGACGGCACACACGCAGCGCCCGACGGCGCAGGTATCGGTACGCGCAAAGTCGTATCAAGCGGCCAGGACGATGCTCCAGGCAGCATACGCGGCGCTTGACGGTACGTTCAACACGACTCTGAGCGGGACGTTCTATCAGAGCATCACCGCGCGTCAGGAACCGACGGACGTCGGCCTCGATGACGCGGGTCGCGCGATGATCGTGTTCAACATAGAAGTTGAGAAGCAGCCATCATGAAGCAGGAGTGCGGGACATTAGGGCAGCCATCCTGAAGCATTCCCGCTTCTTGAGGCCTGTCTCTTATACAGGAGACGAGCGATGACGTTACCCCTCAGTGGACATGGTGCCAAGATCGAACGGGCACTAGCAGCGACACCGACAGTCTTTGCCGAGATCGCCGAGATCAAGGACATCACGCTGCCGGGTCTGGATCACAACGAGTTCGATGCGACCTCGCACAACCGGAACATTGATGCCTACGTCATGGGCGTCCTGCGCCGGGACCTGTTCACCATCAAGATGAACTTCCTGCCGAGCGACGGCTCGCAGGACCATCTGACGGGTCTGATCAAGGCGGCCATCACGAATCCCGTACCGACGGACGGGTTCAAGATCACGTTTCCCGACAACACGAACGTGTGGGTCGCCAGCGGTCAGGTGAAGGCCGTAAAGAACATCGTGCTGCCAGTCGACGGGCTGTCGACGGCGGACGTTGAAGTCAGGTTCAGCGGATTGATGCTCATCAACGGCGTGGTGATCGGCACGTAGTCTGCAACGCAGCGTCACTACCTCTCTGCCGGTCTTAGAGAGGTGGCGTAACTGGAGACCGGCATACTAAGGGCAGAAGCAGGAGCAATTATGCTAACGATCAAGCACATCCTCCCTAACGGCAACGAGCGCGTCTTTCCGGTAACGTCTGTCGAGAGGACGGAGGAGGGCTTGTCGTTCGGCTCTCAAGAGCTCATCACCTCGGGGAAAGTCTACCTCATGAACGACGCGGGCAAGACGGTCGCACTCTATGACTTTGAGAATGCACCGCGGTCGCCGGTGAACATTCCTAAGCCCGGTGCAAAGAATGGCGAAGTTTAGTAGCACACAAGGAGCAGAACAATGGATGAGAAAGAAGATGTTGTATACGGCTCGATGGACGAAATTCTCGCAGCGGGATCTCAGGACACGGAGTATGCTTCGGTCGATGGATTCAAACCTGGCGAGAAGGTTCGCATTGGTTCAGTGACGGCAGGCGACATGATCGAGTGGAGCGAGGCGAGCGAGGGCGAAGCGAAGCGCACGGCAGGCTTGCGGCTTCTTTGCAAGAGTCTTGTTGGACCGGAGAAGCCGCCCAAAGGCAAGCCGGTGGAAGGCTTCATTCCTAACCACCGATACGCGGATGACAAGAAGAACATCCCCAAGTTCCGCGGCATGCGTCACAAGGAGACCGAGCGCATCGTGAAGGAGATCCTGAAGCTGAACGGGATGACCGTCAAGGCGGAAGCCGAAGCAAAAAAAGACTGAAGCGGAGTCCGCATCGACGATTCGCGTATCAATTGGCTGTGAAGCTGGGGCGAGTCAACGTCGAGGCGATGCTCCGCAGCTTCACAGCCAAGCAGCTCATGTGGTGGGAGGTCTACGCCAGGATGGAACCGTTCAACGAGATGAGGGCCGATCATCGAGCGGCGATGATCGCGGCGATGGTCTTCAACATGGCGGTCGATCCGAAGTATCGGAAGTCGGCGAACGACAGGATGTTTCAACTCCTTTATGATGAAGAGCCGGAACCGGAGCAGAAGGTCGACCTGTTGAAGACGATCGAGGTGCTCTCGGTGATCGAGAACGCGAACCCGCAGAAGCCCGAGCTGGTGAACGATGGATCGGGACGCAAGGATCTCGCGGAACAGTTGGCGCGGGCCCGTGCCGCGATGGGGACGTAGATGGACATTGGATCGCTCACGGGCAAGATTGAGATTGAGGACGCGGCTTCCTCTGTTCTTGAGAAGTTTGGCGAACAGATCAAGGAGTTCGCGGAACGCTTCGAAGGTATGACTAAGAAGATCCTTGAGGGGTCCGCGCTAGTGGTCGCTGGAATAGCGGCGGTGACCGGGGCTGTCATCGCGCTTGGTGAAAAAGGCTCGACGATCACCGGCGTGACAGATGCCTTCGACCGGCTGGCGCTCCAGGCGGGTACGACGGGCGACGCGCTGCGCGAGGGGCTGCGCAGCGGCGTCAAGGGCACGGTTGACGACCTGAAGCTGATGGAGACGACGTCTCGCCTCCTGACGACCGGCATGAAGCTGACCGAAGATCAGACGCGCCTCATGGGCCAGGCGGCGCGCGAGATGGGCAAGGCGACGGGAACAGACGCCGCTGACGGTTTACAGATACTTAGCACGGCGTTGACCACCGGGCGTACGCGCTCGTTAGCGATGGCGGGCATCGTGGTCGACCTGAAGAAGGCCGAGGAAGATTTTGCGAAGTCTCTCGGGACGACGGCCGATCAGCTGAATAAAGAAGGCAAGCTCGAAGCTGATCGCATTGGCATTCTTAAAGCAACGCAGGCATACGTCGATCGTCTTGGCGAGTCGCAGCTGACATTCAAGGAGCGCATCCAGCAGGCGCAAGTGGCAGTAGAAGAATGGGGCGTCAAGCTGGCTGTCTCGGTTGCCTCGTCGCCGAACGTGATGGCCGCGCTGGACGCCATCGGTAACGCGATCACGAAGAACTTCGGCGGGGCGGGAGAGACGGCACTTGAGGTGATCACGGGATGGATCAATAAGTTCGCGGACGCGGTCGCGTCATACGGTCCTGTTATTATCAAGTGGCTTGCAGATGTCTGGCAGGGTGTCGTCGATATCTGGCATACCGTCCAGCAGGCATGGGATCTAGTTCCAGATTGGTTTAAGAACATCGCGAAGGAGGCTGGCGTCGCGGCTGGAGCGGTCTACCTGACGAACGAGGCGATGAAGGGATTCACCGGCACAGATACGCTCGGAATGATGGCCAATCTCGCTCAGGTGTGGTCGGTGTTACGCGTCGAGGGACTCGCGCTTGTTCCGGTCATCAGGGACATCGGCGGCGCCTTGCAGAACCTCTCTGTGATCGAAGCGATCACGGTCAGCTTCAACGCTTTCATGTCAACTGGCATCGGAAGACTGTCTTTCTGGACTGGCGTGGCTGTTGGACTGTACGAAATTGCGAACGCTCTCGGTGCTATCTGGGATCGGTGGCGCGCGGGAGAATCAGCGTGGCGCGTTTTGTTTCTTCCTGCTCCAGGTAGCATGATTGGAAATTGGTTCGGGATGTCGGATGGTATAGATAAGACATCAGCATCGCTTAAAGCACTAGGTGAGCAGAAGGCCGGGCTCGAGGCGCTGATGCGCATTCGGAGCGCGCCCGACGTTCAGCAAGGACCGAACTTGCCAACCGGTGCGCCGAACTACATTAAACCGCCCGACGCCTCCAAGATTGAAGCCGCTACGCAAGCGAGCATCGCAAAGACCTCAGAACTCTGGGACCAGTACTTCTCGCTCGTCGAATCGAGGAATGGCAAGACGTTCGAGTCGATGGCCGCCGAGGTCGAGCGCTGGTATACGGCGCAGCGCGCGACGCTCGACAAATCCATCAAGACGAACAAGGACTATTACAATCAGCTCGATGCGCTCAATGCTGTGGCTGATGAGAAGCGGAGGGCGGTGAATCCAGATACCTTCGCCGAGGCGGCAACACGCGCAACGGCGCTGCTCGAGGCACAGATCCACGAGCACCTACTACCGACGATCGTCTCCCTCGACAAGAATATCAATGCGATGTTCAGCGGGTACAACGATAAGGTTCCTCTCGTCAGTCATGCGTTGCAAGGCGTGTCCCAGATCACCGGACTTGTCGGCACGGAGTTTACGAACGTCCAGAAGGTCATCGCGGATACGATGGACAAAAACACGAAGGCGTTCTTTCCGTTGTCTGAGGTCGAGAAGGCGCAGGTGCAGCAGTTGCACGAGCTTGGGTTCGCGGCGGAAGAGATCGCTCCGATGTTCGGCCGAAGCCTTAGCGTGATCACTCCCATCGTGCAGCACTTCGGAGAGGACCTGAAGAAGGCATTCTCGAACACCATCAAGGGATTCCCGGACCTGCTGGTGCAAGCGTTCACGGGCGGTGGCGGATTGTCCGGCGCGTTGTCCGCGATCGGCGCGCAGCTTGGCAACGATCTTGGCGCGGGCATCGTTAAGAATTTCGGCAAGTCCATCACGAACGTGCTAGGTGACACGCTGGGCGGCGCCATCAATACCTTCTTGCCAGGCATCGGATCTCTGATCGGTACTGGCATCTCTGCACTGTTGAGCATCGGGAAGCCGAGTAAAGAGGAGCTTGACGCTCGATCGAAGCAACTCGATCTCGTGAAGCAGCTGGCGGCTGGCGCCACGGCGGCAGAAAAGGCCGAGATCGCCCTCAACCAGGCAACGTTCAAGACGGGACCGATCTACTCCACGCTGGCCGTCGTCGGACGTGACGCGATGCTCGCGATCGGCAAGAGCGCGGCGGAGGCTGGAGAGGTCGTCAAGGGACTCCTGAACACGCACGATCCGGCCGTGTTCGCGGCGGCGATGCAGCAGGTGCAAGACGCGCTGACGCTGCAGAAGACGGCGACGAACGCGCTCAACGACGCGCTGTCCCGTTACAAGTTCACGACAGAACAGCTCGGCCCTGCCCTTCGTGCTCAGAAGCTCGACGAGCAGTCGCAGCAGCTCTACAAGGATTGGCAGGTGCTCACGCAGGCAGGCATCGACGTGTCCGCCGTGACGCAGCAGATGAGTACGGACATTGAGGACTACATCACGACGGCGATAAAGACTGGGACCGAAGTGCCAGAAGCGATGAAGCCGATGCTCCAGTCGATGATCGATCAGGGGCTGTTGACCGACCTTGCGGGTAACAAGATCACGGACCTCGCGTCTTCCGGCATCTCGTTCGCGACGACCATGACGCAAGGCTTCAAGGATATCGTGACGAGCGTGAAGGAGCTGACGGACGTCTTGCGACGAGGATTGGGTCTGGCGATCGACGAGACGGTCACGAAGATCGGTACCATCCCGCGCAGCATCAACGTCGACGTGAACCTGAACGGACCATCGCTACCAGAGGCACCGATTCAGCTAGATAACAGCTACGGTTCGACGGGTGGAACGGTCTACGCGGCGATGGGCCGTGTCCTTCCATTCCAACCTCGTGGCACCGACGTCGTTCCGGCCATGCTGACCCCAGGCGAGACCGTCAGGACGACGAGCCAGGAGGCGCAGGTCCAGCACGACCTACAGAGGGGGACCGGCACGGTCATCGACATGCGCGGCTCGATGGTCCTCGACGGTCCGTCGCTCCAGCGCTTTATCGACACGCACGTGTGGAAGAAGATGGGCGACGCGGTGAACGTAAGGGACGTGGGCGGAGCGACGAACGTCATCAAGAAGGCGGCATCATAATGGGCAGCTTCTACTACGCAACAGCAGCAGACCGTTTGGCGGTGACGTGGGCGCTTGACACGGGCACTGCGCGCACGGGCTACGAGGTCGCCAACCTCAACGCGCTGCCTGGCCTCAACGACCCGAGCTTGCCGCTCTGGATCCTGGAGAACTCGATTCGCATCACGGCCGACCTCGGATCTGACAAGGTTCTCGTCGGTGCGTTTATCTTCGCGCACACGTTCGACGCGGCGCTCAACGTGCGCTTCCAAGCCAACGCGTCGAACAGCTGGGGCGCACCGACGCTCAGTCAGCCGCTGACGATCAACAGTCCATATAACAAGTTCACCTGCCACGCAGGCGTTGACCTGCGCACGGCGCTGCCGAACGCCATCGACCGGACCTTCCGCTACATCTCTATCGCCAACCTCTCGGCGAACAGCAAGACGGTGGCGATCGGCGAGGTGTGGATCGTCACGGCCTACGCGCCGCTCGGCATCACGCGGGAATTCAGCCTGCCGAAGGATGAGATCACGGTCAGTCAG